TGAGAAGCAATACGGTGTTTATTCCATTGACCTTCTCAAGACAGAAGAAGATGCACAGAAACTGAGTGAGTACCTCCAAGGCCTGATTGATGAACGGTATGCCGAAGAGGTCAAAGCCTCCAAGAAACCAGAGAGCTTGTCCACTCGCCCTCCATGTGACGTAGTAACCGACAAGAAAACTGGTCTGGAATACACTCGTTTCAAGTTCAAGATGAAGGCTGGTGGCACTAATGCCAACGGTGAGTGGCATCAGAAGCCAGCCGTCTTTGACGCTAAGCGTAACGTCATGTCAGGCGACAACAAAATTGGCAATATGAGTCGAGTCAAAGTTGCCTTTGAGCCATCTACTTACGTTATGTCAAACGTAGTGGGTGTCTCCCTCAAGATGGAAGCAGTACAGGTGCTTGACCTTGTGCCTTTCAAAGACCCAAAGGCGTTGTTCGATGACGAGGATGGTTACACTGAAGCGGCTGTAGAGAAAGATGACCGTCAGGATACTCCCTTCGATACAGACAGTGAGACAGTGGATGCCGAAGGGGACTTTTGAAGAGGCCGTGCTTTCTGACTTGGACGGTAGGGGTGTTCCGTATAGCTATGAACCACATAGCATCCCGTACAGGGTGGAACGCCTCTACAATCCAGACCTTCTCATCAATGAAATCTACATTGAGATGAAGGGGTACTTTCGACAGGACGCACAACGGAAGATGAAAGCAGTCAAGGCTCAGAACCCTGAACTAGACATACGCTTCATCTTCCAGAAGGCAACCTCGCCAGTGCAGGGTGCGAAGGTACGCAAGGATGGCACGAAGATGACATGCGCTGAGTGGGCAGACCGGAACGGGTTTGTCTGGAGTGAAGGGGTCATGCCAGAGGAGTGGATGACATGAATGTAATGAAATCAATAACAGTAAACCTCCCCGTTGTAATCAACGCTAACATTATTGATTGGGAATTGTTGGCCTATGAAATCGTAGAGGATGACTTCATCGAAAACGATGAACTGAAAACAATCGCCCGTCAGATGAGACTCGCTGCCGAAATCGTGGAGGAATCCATTGGAGGAGAGTAACTATATCCGTAAAGAAGGTTGTGATGTGTGTGGCAGTAGTGATGCTAATGCTATCTATAGTGACCACAGCTACTGCTTCTCTTGCGAAACCTACTCTTTATCTGGAGAGGAGACTAAGCCGAAGCAAGACAGCAGTCTAGTTTCTGGTCAGGTCTGTGCCTTGAACAAGCGTGGCATCAGCAACGAAACATGTCGGTTCTGGGATTACCAGATAGGGCAGTACAAAGGACAAGCAGTACAGATAGCTAACTACAAGAATGACAGGGGTACTACGATTGGTCAGAAGCTACGCTTTGCCAACAAAGACTTCTTATTCCTTGGCGATAGTAAAGACGTTGGCCTGTACGGTCAGAACCTGTGGCGCAGTACAGGAAAGATGGTGGTTATCACAGAAGGCGAAGTCGATGCCCTCTCTGTTAGCCAGTGCTTCAACAACCGTTGGCCTGTGGTCAGCCTACCTCAAGGCAGTGCGTCTGCTAAGAAGGCTATCCGCAAATCCATTGAATGGTTGGAGCAGTTTGATAGCGTAGTCCTGTGCTTCGACATGGACGAACAAGGACGTAAGGCTGCTCACGAGGCAGCCCTACTCCTCAGTCCAGGCCGTGCGAAGATTGCTTCCCTACCTTCTGGGTACAAGGATGCAAACGACATGCTCAAGGCTAACCAACAGAAGGCATTGCTTGATGCTATCTGGGGAGCCAAGAGTTTCAGACCTGACGGTATTGTGGATGGTGCTGAACTGTGGGATGTGGTATCATCAACTGATGATAAGGAGAGCATCAGCTATCCCTATCAAGGACTGACTGAGAAGACTATGGGTCTTCGCGTTGGTGAGATTGTTACCATCACAGCAGGCAGCGGTACTGGCAAAAGTCAGTTCACTAAAGAGATAGCGCATCACCTAATACGGCAGGGTGAAACGCTGGGCTACATAGCCCTAGAAGAAAACGTCAAGCGTACAGCCCAAGGTCTTATGTCCTTGTCCATTAACAAGCCCATTCATTTGGGTAACGAGGGAGTCACAGAGGATGAACTTAAACTTGCCTTTAGCGATACTCTTGGGACTGGCAGGGTGTTTCTCTATGACCATTGGGGTAGCACTGACTCTGATAATCTGCTTCACAAGGTACGCTACTTGGCTAGAGGCTGTGGCTGTAACTGGATTGTACTTGACCATCTCTCTATCGTAGTTTCGGGCATGGAAGGTGGTGACGAAAGACGTACCATCGACACCCTTATGACCCAACTTCGTACACTCGTGGAGGAATTGCAGATAGGGCTGATACTTGTCAGTCACTTGAAGCGTCCATCGGGAGACAGAGGACACGAGGATGGAGCGCAAACCTCCATGTCTCAACTGCGAGGCAGTGCTGCCATCGGGCAACTAAGCGACATGGTTATCGGGCTGGAGCGTAACCAGCAGGACAGAGACAACCTACACATTACAACAGCGAGACTGCTCAAGAATAGATGGGCTGGCATTACAGGAATCTGTTGCCACCTCGCCTACTCCACTGAGACAGGACGCATGACAGAAACGGTAATCGAAGATGACCAAGAAGAAACCCCAGACTTCTAGACCAGTGCTTGTTCTCTACACAGAAGCACAACTAAAGGAGGCCTATCAAGAATTTCTTGAAGAGGTATCCAGCCTGATGATTGAAGGCCACGACATGGGCAACGTCCCAACGCTTGAAGAGTTCCGACTTATCTTTGAAGAGGAACAAGCAAACCAATAATCACTCCAGCGAGAGGATAATATGAACACATATATAATGGATATCGAAGCCAACCACCTGCTTGATGAAGTAACCAAGACTTGGTGTGTGGTACTGCGTAACGCAGATACGGATGAGGTAACTACCTTCGACCCTGATGAGATTTCAATCGGCTTAGACTTTATGAATGACAATGCTGACTGTCTCGTTGGTCACAACCTAATCGACTACGACTTGAGGGTACTCAAGAAGCTGTACGGTTGGGACTACAAGGGTGAGGTTATTGATACCTTGGTCTGCACTCGCACCATCTGGCCTAACGTGGGCGAGATAGATAGTAGAGTGAAAAATTTCCCACAAAAATTAAGGGGTAGTCACAGCTTGAAAGCATGGGGCTATCGGCTAGGAGAACTGAAAGGTGACTTCAATACTGGTGGCGAGAGCTTTGAGACATACTCCCCTGACATGCTCGACTATTGCGTACAGGACACAGCAGTTACCAAAGAACTCTTCGATAAAATCAAGGATAAGAACTTTAGCCAAGATGCTCTGGACTTGGAGCATAGGTTGCACACCCTCCTAGTAAGACAGCAAGAGGTAGGCTTTCCATTCCATGTGGAGAAGGCACAGAAGCTTCACGCTGAACTAGAGGGTAGACGTTCTGAGATACACAAACAGTTGGTGGATACCTTTGAGCCTACCATCATTGTGATGAAGACCAAGACCAAGACACTCCCCTTCAACCCTGCATCACGCCAGCAGATTGCAAGTCGCTTGATGAAGAGAGGGTGGGTTCCTACTGAGTTCACTCCAACGAATGAACCGAAGGTAGATGAGAAGATACTAAAACAAATAGATATCCCAGAGGCACAGCTAGTCTCTGAATATCTAATGCTAAACAAACGCATTGGTCAGCTTGCTACAGGTAATCAAGCATGGCTCAAGCTAGAAAGGGACGGGCGAATACATGGACGTGTTAATCATATGGGCGCAGTTACGTCACGTTGCACGGCAAACAATCCAAATATGCAGCAAGTGCCTAGTCTCTCTGCTCCGTTTGGTAAGGAGTGTCGTGAGTTATTCTATGCGCCTGATGGGTACAGTCTCTTGGGTGCTGATGCGTCAGGCTTGGAGCTTCGGTGTCTGGCTCATTACATGGCTAAGTATGATGACGGTGCGTATGCACAAGAGGTTGTCAACGGTGATGTACACTCTAAGACACAGGAACTCGCAGGACTACCTACCCGGGCTACAGCCAAGACATTCATTTATGGATTTCTTTATGGTTCAGGCGATGAGAAAACTGGTCAAATCATTGGTAAGGGTGCTGCAGAAGGTAAGAAAATAAAGGCTAAGTTTCTAAGGAAACTACCTGCCCTCAAGAAACTTAGAGATGACGCCTCAACTGCTGCTAGTGAGAGAGGCTGGGTCAAGGGATTGGATGGGCGCATCATACCCATACGCCATGCCCACGCCAGCTTGAACACTATCCTGCAGAGTTGCGGAGCCATTATATGCAAGCGTTGGTACGTCACGATTGAAGAACTCCTACGCCTAAATGGTTACACGAGTGTAGACGTTACGGTTGTAGCGTTCATTCACGATGAAGTCCAAGTGCTGGTTCGTAACGGACTGGAGGATGAAGTCGGCAAACTAATTCAACAAGCGATGAAGGATACCGAAGCTTACTACAAGTTTCGATGCACCTTAGACAGTGAGTATTCATATGGAAATGACTGGTCTTCAACCCACTAAAGCTAACCGTAAGAAGTTTGACATTGACCTTGCCTACGGGCAGGTGCGTGAGCAGGAAGTAGCTGACATGCTACAGGACAAAAAGATTGAAGTTAAGAGTGAGCGTGGTGTTTGGTATAACTCAGGAAACATTGCCATCGAATATGAAAGCTATGGCAAGCCATCAGGAATTGCAGCCACTGAGTCTGACTACTGGTTTCACAACCTGTGCCTTGGCGATACTACCTTTGCCACCCTTGTCTTCAAGACAGACGTACTGAAAAACATCATCAGTCAGTTAGACCACATCCGTAGTGTGAATGGTGGTGATGGTTACAAGTCTAAGATGTACCTCCTCAACCTTGAGAAGCTTTTCTCCACTGATGTAATTAAGGCACTGAAGAATGGATTTTGATTTCATATTCAAACTGATTGTGACTGTATCCTTCTTTGCTGTGAGCCTTGCCCTAGTTCTGAAGTGGGCAGTGGGGGCGTACCTAGATTACGTCCAAGTCATGGAAGGCATTCGCATCATCACCTTGGAAGAACACAAAGAACGAGACATGAAAGAGGAACGTGATGATATTAATTATTGATGCCGACATTATAGCATACAAGGCAGCTGCATCTTGCGAACACCCTATCCATTGGGGTGATGGACTGTGGACTCTGCATAGCTTTGAGGCTGACGTAGGTACATACATCGGAGTGTTTGTTGACACCTTGATGACAGAGGCTGGAGCAGATAAGGCACTATGTTGCCTGTCTGATAAAGACAACTTCCGTAAGGAACTAGCCCCCTTCTACAAGGCTAACAGGGCTGACACTCGTAAGCCTATGCTTCTCAACTTCGCTCGTGAGTACATCAAAGAGCATTGGGATACCACCATCATAGACAAGCTTGAGGCTGATGATGTTATCGGCATCACAGCTATGGCTCAGGAAGACTGCATCATTTGGTCTGAGGACAAAGACCTTATGACTGTGCCTGGAACCCACTTAGTTAAGGGGGAGATGGTTGAGGTTACTGAAGATGAAGCAGACCACCTGTTCTACACACAGGTTCTCACAGGCGACACAGCCGACAACTACAAGGGTTGCCCCGGCATTGGCGCAGTAAAGGCAGAGCGTCTACTCACCCCAGCAGAGGGAGAGACAGCTACCAATGTGTGGAGATGGGAACAGGTAGTCCAAGCCTACAGCAAGGCTGGTCTTAATTCAGATGAGGCTCTCCTACAAGCAAGGCTTGCTTACATCAAGCGAGAGTTAACTACAGATTTATGGGAGCCACCACATGCGACATGAGGAGTACATGCTACATGCGCTTAACACCTATTCTGAGAATACAGAGAACGGCACTGCAGACCTCCAGAAGACGGACAGTAAACTCCCCCAAGAAGCCAGCGAAAGAAAAGCCATCCCAATCTACACAGGGTTCGTCAAGTACTTCCCCCTTGCCATAGCAGAGGTAGCCAAGATTTCCCTCAAGGGAGGCATCCAACACGGGCAGACAGCACAGACCCTGCATTGGGACAGGTCAAAGTCTGGTGATGAACTGGATGCCATGATGCGCCATGTGATTGATGAGGATTGGGCGCAGGTAGCTTGGAGAGCAATGGCTAACTTACAGAAGCAGATGGAGAATAAGGATGATTAACTTTAACGATTATCAGAAGAAGGCAATCACGACTGCAGTGTACCCAAAGAAATATGGCATTTCATATCCAGTGCTTGGGTTGGCTGAGGAAGCTGGGGAGGTTGCTGGCAAGGTTGCCAAGATGATGCGAGATGGCATCCCCCTAGCCAAGCAGAAGAAGAATATTGAAGCAGAGATGGGTGATGTTCTGTGGATGTTGGCAGCCTTGGCCTACGACTGCGGCCTATCACTCCAAGAGATAGCAGAGAAAAATCTAATGAAACTAAACGCACGGCAATCGGCAGGCACACTCCACGGGGAGGGAGACAATAGATGAGCATAAGCAACAGACACTACGGAATGACCCTCCCTCTTTCTGAGGAGATTGACACTATCAAGTACAGGCAGACAGGCGAAAGTTTCTACGACAAGGTAGTTCGTATCGCTGCTGCTTTGAAAGATAGCCCTGACCACTTTGAAACATTCAAGGATACCCTACGCCACCTACGTTTCCTCCCTGCTGGCAGGGTACAGAATGCGATGGGAGCAGCCCGACAGACTACGGCATACAACTGCTTTGTCTCAGGACACATTGAGGATTCAATGGAGTCCATCATGGAGAAGGCCACTGAGTCTGCCTTTACCATGAAGAAGGGTGGAGGTATTGGGTACGACTTCAGTCGCCTACGCCCCAGAGGAGATAGGATTGTCACCCTAGACAGCCGAAGCAGTGGCGCAGTCAGCTTCATGGGCATATTTGACGCAGTCTGCCAGACCATAGCCTCGTCAGGCCACCGCCGCGGCGCGCAAATGGGGGTGCTACGCATCGACCACCCCGATATCGAACAGTTCATTGCAGCCAAGCACAACTCTGACAAACTGACAGGCTTCAATATCTCTGTAGGTGTGACTGACAAGTTCATGGAATGTCTTGAAAACGACACTCCCTTTCCTCTTGTCTTTGAAGGTAAGGTTTATAAAGAGATAGACCCCAAAGCCCTGTGGGATAGGATTATGAATAGCACATGGGATTGGGCTGAGCCTGGAGTCCTGTTCGTTGACACCATCAACAAGCAGAACAACCTGCATTACTGCGAAACAATCGAAGCGACTAACCCATGTGGTGAGCAGCCCCTGCCTCCATACGGTGCTTGTCTATTAGGCTCATTTAACCTGACTAAGTATGTACTGGATGGAGCATTTGATTATGGATTGTTTACAGGAGACATACATACCGTTGTAAGGGCTATGGATAATGTCATCGACAGGACAATCTACCCCCTACCTCAGCAGGAAAGAGAAGCAAAGAACAAACGCAGGATGGGACTAGGTGTCACTGGTCTAGCTAATGCCGCTGAAATGTGTGGACTACCTTACGCCTCTGAGCAATTTATGGAGTTTACTGAGAAGGTTATGGAAACCTTGCGTGACCATTGCTACTCAGCATCTGCTGACCTTGCAGAAGAGAAAGGCTCCTTCCCTCTGTATGATGAATACCAGTACCTACAGGGTGAGTTTATCAAGACTCTATCGCCTTGGGTTATTTCCAAGATAAAAGAAAAAGGTATTCGTAACAGTCACTTAACAAGCATTGCTCCTACTGGGACAATTAGTTTGACAGCAGATAACGTATCGTCAGGCATCGAACCTCCCTTCAGTAACTTCTATGACCGTACAATCCAGCAGTTTGATGGACACACAGTCGAGCGAGTTGAAGATTATGCCTACGCTCAGGGGTACAAAGGACGTACCGCAAACGAGATTAGCGCACAGGAACACCTCGCTGTTCTGGCGTTGGTATCACAGTATGTGGACTCAGCGGTATCCAAGACTTGTAATGTAGGTGACCAAGTATCGTATGACGACTTCAAGAAGCTGTATTCAGATGCGTGGAAGATGGGCTGTAAAGGCATAACTACGTTCCGCGCAAGCGGCAAGAGGTACGGAATTTTGAACGAAGTTCACGACAACGATAATAAAGCTGAGGCCTGTTTCATTGACCCCGACACTGGTCAGAAGGAATGCGGTTAAGCCTAACCTTCACCTATAGGTACTATCATTATGAAAATATTCAATGATGCCCCAACTTTATCCAAGGAACTACTTAATCATATTAAGGATTTGTTCCCTAATCAACTTCCAGCAAACGAGATTTCTCTAGAAGACCTCCGTTACCTGCAAGGCCAGCAGTCTGTAATGAGAAAGCTGGAAGAGTTGTACAACCAGAATTTTGAGGAATAACCCTATGTGTTTATCTAGACCTAAAGCGCCGCCGCCTGTCGTACAGGCACAACCTGCCCCCACCACTTCATCAACATCAGCCGGGCCTGAGTTTGATACAGGAACACCGACTGTGGATACACAATCTACAGTTAATAATAAGAATAAACGGGGCAAAGACAAATTGAAAAACTCCAAAACTACTGACCCGTCACTCTCAATCACTGGTTCAACTGAATCAGGCGTATCTATGAACCCTTAGAGGATTAGACAATGGCACTAGAGATTAGCGAAGGTACTGCCGCTAAACGCTACGCTATGTGTGAAGCATCAAGGGATGTATTCTTACAACGTGGGCGTGACGCTGCAGAACTTACCATCCCTACTCTCCTGCCCCCAGATGGACATAGCGGTAGCACAGTGTATGAAACCCCCTATCAAGGGGTAGGAGCAAGAGGCACTAACAATCTAGCCTCAAAACTGCTCCTTACACTGCTACCTCCCAACAGTCCGTTCTTTCGTCTTACCATTGATGACTTTGACCTTGCTGAATTAGCAGGCACTGACGCTCGTGGTGCTGTCGAAGAGGCCTTGTCTCGTATTGAACGAGCAGGGATGCAGGAGATAGAAGCCAAAGCAATGCGTGTGCCTGTGTTTGAAGC